ACTTGAAAGCTGTTGTTTCCAACATTCCAACAATTCCAACAATCCACAATTCACCCCCAAGCCGTTCGCATGATAGATTTCACGGATAGAAAAATCAGAAATCATTCTAAGATTTAAGTTCACCGAACTTTTCACAAGTACGGCAAGAAAGATTAAAGAGCCTATCATGAAGGGCACAGTGAAATTGATAGTCAAGAGACAGGTCTCTCCGCAACTCACCGAGGGTGTATTCTATTTTCCCATACAAAATAAAAGCATCAAATATATTAATTACTTTACGATATTCACGATAAAGGTGAAGATACTCGCGAACATAGTAGTTTGAAATAGTCATTTTCGACAATCCTTTCAACTTGACATTTAATAAAATTTGTGTTATACTCGGATTTACAAAGCGGAGGATATCCGAGTTTGTGTGTGAATATGTAGTCGGTGTATTTTGACGGATTGCCGACTACATTTTTTTATGCTTCTTCAAGCATTTGTTTGAGTTCGTTAATCAGCTTTGATAAAGCTTCATATTCGCAATCAGCATGAATATTATAAGCCTTTTCGATAATAATTCTAAGCTGTTCACGCTTTGCATACTTTATCGCAAGTTCTGTAGCTGTCGGCATGTTCTGCATTATCCTCACTCCTTTCAATTTCCTCCGCTGTGAAAGTTACCTTTATCTCTTTCACTATATATATTATAACACGTATACACGTATATTGCAATAGGCAAATTACACGAATATACGTATAAATATTTGTACAAAATATACGTATTGACGTATTAGCAAAAATGTGATATACTAAATCAAAGGAGTGATTTTAATGTCAAAAGTAAAATTTACAACAACGATTGACCAAGACATTCTTGAAAAAGCTAAGATACAAGCAATCAAGGAGAAAACAAGCGTAGCAAAAATCATTGAGAAATTGCTGACAGAATATTTAAGCAACAAGAGTGAGGGATAGAAAATGAGTGAGATAATCAATTCAAGCGAGGCATTGGCAACAATGCTGTTAGGTTTTGCGATAGTAAGCATAATAATCAACCTGGTGCTATTTATAGCCATAGTATGCACAGCGATAAACACGAGCAAAACAACAAGGAGTTGCAGGAGATAAAACAAATACTTATTGATGAAAAATACAACAATATTCAATAGCATAGAACACCGCTGAGAGCCTAAAGGCAACCTCAGCGGTGTTTTTTTTACCATTTGCTTTGCTTACGCATACGCTTATTCTGTTTGCGGTCAAGGGGTATATTATTGCTCTCACTATCACGATTACGCAATATTTCTTCATCAGATATGTAATCCTTGTTGAGCATATTCGTTACAAGTTCCGAAGTATCGTAAAGCTTACGGTACTGGTTACGTTGAAGATGTGTGACCGTGGACGAACACACAGGCGTGTAGGAATGATTTTCAGAATACATTTCATACTCCTCTATATCGTACTTATAGCCTGTCATAAGCCGCGTAAAAGGGTGTCTGAAATGTGTTCGGCAGGCGGTAACATCAGCGGTTATATCACGTATCTGCTTGTCTAAGAGGTTAAACCGCTGAACTGTTGCAAGTATCATCATACGGCGTTTTCTGCATTGACACAAATGCTGATAAAGGCTTTTCGGAACACTGTTGCGACCGCCCGAAAAATCTCGGCTGTTGAAGATTGTTCCTATCTCGTCTATCAAGACTAAAGTATTTTTAGGAGCGTTCAAGATATCCTGCGGAGAGTTAAGGGGATAAATCTTTGTATATTCGGGAAAGCCCGAAAGCTTGATATTGGTGACAATATGGAGTTGTGGATACTTACAGCACAGCTTGTACGCCTCAGTCACCATAAGAGAGGTTTTTCCTGCACCGAATTTGCCGACATATAAATGTATGCCCCAACCTTGGAAAAGCTGTTTCCAGTTGAAATAAAGGGCTGTAGCCTTATCGTAGGCTACATAAGCCGTGAGGGCAGGCAGACGGACGAAATAATCTAAAATAACCATTAATCATCATCACCTTTCCAAAAAAGAAAAAATATAAGCCAAGGGATACCAAAACCTAGAATAAAGGCTGTCAACATACTACCACCTCCGAGGGTTGAAAAATCTAATCATTGCGTTATACAACATCTTCCACAGCAGATAAAGCATTATGCAGGCGAATATAAATTCAATACATAATACACCGAACTGTTTCCAAGTTGTTATAGTGTCAATAGCGGACAAATCACAGCCTAAGAGTTTAAGAAGTTGGTAACAAGAATTTTGAACATCATACAGCATTATTATCACCGCCCTTTTCAAGTTCCTGTTGGTCTACATACCGCTCTATAAGCTTTTGGCGTGGCAGGCTCATTTGTGTATCAAGCTTAAAGCGCTTGATGTCAGAAATAAACACAACCACACCACAGAGGGCAGAGAAAAAAAGGACAACAAAAAGTATCATCACAAAGAGTTTGAGTATAGCTAACATATCAATATCCTTTCTTGTTGTAATGCCATAGAATAAGCATTATTATGAAACATAAAAACAAATATACTGAGAAATCTAACATATTAATCACCAAAAAGGTACTGTAAGAGGGCAACTGAGCAGGAAATGACAAAAAGTCCAAATATAACAGAACCTATTGTAAAATTATAAGAGCCAAGTTGGAGACGAAAAGCGAATATCTTGTAAAGATGTTCGTATATAACGTGCATAAGTTCAAAAAAGTCCATACAAACACCCCTTACTTTACTACCCATTTAACTAAACAAATTGCTAACATGATAGTAAAAAATGCAATAAGTATGGTTACAAATATAGGGGGTAAGATGCCAATACTAGCCGTCATAAACTTAAAGAAATCGGACGAGCCGTCAAAGATAGAAGATATATCAGTTAAATTGAAATTAAATGAACCATACTGTTCATCATATTTCTTATTATTTATATAATCGTCAAAATCTTCTTTTGTGTCAAAGTCTGTGCCGTTTTCAAGTCCGTCATAGTCAGTAATCTTGCTAGGTGGAAAAGGATCATCAAGCATATCTGAAATAGGCTTATCCGTAGGGTATTCAACGCCGTTTATCTCTAATGGTTTATAATCGGGATAATCTTTGAATGAAAAGCCGTCAGAAACAACGGTGTAAAAATCGTAACCATTACCGCCATACAAGCCATTTATCTTGCTTGCTACGGCGTTGTCGGGTAGCTCTTTGTAAAAGGTCTTAAACTCTGCATTATTGGCGTAAAAGTCCTTTGCGTAACCCTCGGCACCTGTTTCATACAGATAACGTTTACCAACAACCACGATATACAAGATATCCTGTTCACCGAGTTTGTCAGAGCATTTGATATTTTCAAGATTTATCGTGTGCGTGTTAGTCATATTCGCACCATTGGCAATAGGCAGACCGAAAAGCGGTGTAACACCATTGCAGAAAGCCGAATTTGCAACGCCGTCAGCATTTTCAGAGGTCATTTCACCAACGTTACTTGAAGATGTATCAGTGGACGAACTGTCGGGTGTACTAACAGTATCATACTTTAAATCTGTTGTTGTATTGGGTTTTGTTTTTCCGTAAGCTGTTGTAAGTACGTATTTTGACTTATCAAGAAAAGTATAAATCGCTCCGTCCATAGCTTTTTTAGTGCCGAAAATATTCGGATCATACGGTGTTATGAACAATACATACTGATATGTATATTGCGTTGCTTTCGGGTCCTTATCAAGAGCCTTTTGCATAGCCTGCTTGTATTCGTCAGTAAGCTTGACAGTAACATCAATATTGTTGTTTGTTATAGTTTCACCGTCATTTTTTGCACCCGGAGCGGACAATGTTCCCGAACGTGACATACCTGTTGTGAGTTTTCGGGAATACTGAACGGAAAAGGGAACAAGAGGAGCGTTAGGGTCAGTATAGATAGGTACATCACCTTCATAAACTGGTAAATCAGAATAGATAATTTTTAAGTCTTTAATATCAGCATAAACGATATTACCATACCTAACTTCACGGTTACAAGAATATTCCTTAAAGCGATGAACAAATGAATCAATAAATGTTCCATCTGTAGAAACAGTTCTATCAGAAGAATTATAAAATATTTTAGAAGATTGAGAAACAACGAAACATTGAAAATATGAAAGTGAACTATCAGTAAGTTTATAGGATATAACCATATAGGAATATTCGGAATGAGGATAGGTATTTTCTAG